AATTCTTGATACGCCGGAAGGCCAAGAGGCGGCTCGTAAGATGATTAAGGAGCTAGAGAAGGTCATCCGCACTCAGATCCATAACGAGATTGCCGACCTCAAGTTCACCGACAATCGCTCGCAGATTATGAAACACGGCTTAGAGAACTGCCTTCTGATGGTTCAAGATATCTGCGCCAAGGTAGCGTTAGGAGATCAGAAATGAGATCCACTTCTATCCAAGCGCAGATCAAAGCCGCTCCTCGTATGAGTGAAAAGCGCGCCCGCGTATATCAGTACCTAGTTGATTGCATGGAGCGCGGGGCTACCGATCAAGAGATGCAGTCTGTTCTCAAGATGAGTGGCGATACCTTGCGCCCTACTCGGGGCAAGTTGCTCAAAGACGGGTTGATTTACGATTCCGGCAAGACCCGCACCAATGAAAACGGGAACGAGTGCATCGTTTGGGTTGTATCTACTATTGAGCAGACAGGACTTTTCTAATGCCTAACTACGAATACAGATGCCCTGCCGATTACTCGATGGTTGAGGTTTACCAATCGTTTGAAGATAGCTCTATCCCTAACTGCCCTATCTGCGGTCAGCAGATGAGCAAGCAGTTCCAAGCGACACCCGCAGTATTTCGAGGCACAGGTTGGGGAGGTCAGAAGTGAGAGATCCTATGTGGATGGGTGGCGATAACCTCGCGCTCGGTATTGACGAAGAAGAAGATGAAGGCATTGATATTCCCGATCCAGAAGAGGATGACAAATGATTATTGGACTTAGTGGGTACGCCCAAAGCGGTAAAGATACAGTTGCTAACATCCTTGTCCAGCATCACGGCTACAAGCGCGTAGCCTTTGCCGACAAGATCAGAGAGTGCTTGTATGCACTTGACACAATCATCTCGGTACGCGCAGAGTTCCCGCTTCAACTCTCAGAGTATTTTGATGACTTTGGATGGGAAGCGGCTAAGAAAGTACCCGAGGTTCGCCGGTTGCTTCAGGTACTAGGTACTGAGGTAGGTCGCAAAATCATTGACCCGCAGTTATGGATTGAAATGGCGTTAGGCGATATTGAGGCTGGCAATAAAATCGTAGTGACAGATGTTCGATTCCCGGATGAGGCTCAAGAGATTAAGTGGCTCTTTGGCGAGATTTGGAGAATCGAACGCCCCAACACCAAACCCGCCAACGAGCATACTTCTGAAACGGCGATGGATGACTGGATCTTTGACCGCACCCTTGATAACTCGGGCGATATTCAGATGCTTGAAGAGCTAGTGGATGATCTGATCGCATGAACGCCGAATGGAATATAGGCCGATGTAATTCGTGCGGGGAATGGATCGTATTTGACCGCCCTTGCTCGGCTTGCTCTACAATAACCGCACAACCAACGAAAGGGGATGCAGAAATGCAGACTACAATCAATGGAGGCACACGATGAGCGCATTAGGTCAGGCGGCGATTGGGTCGCGCTGAGGTTCAAGGCTCGATTCCTTCTAGTAACCGCAATAGCGGTAGGAATCGCGCTCGCTAACCCGTCATACGCCTTAGCCCCAAAGCAGATGTTCGTACAACGGACACCAATGGCGGCAAAGCACTATGCCAAACTACAACTTAATAATTACGGGTGGGCTTCCCAATGGGGATGCTTGCAGACTCTATGGCAGAACGAATCCAACTGGAGACCTGATGCTAAAAATCACACGCCCGTTAAAATGCTTATCAACGGCAAGTGGGTCAAGTTCTATGCTGGCGGTATTCCGCAGAAACTAGGACTCAACCCAAGGGCAACCGTTGAAAAGCAAATTCAAGTGGGGCTGAGTTATGTCAGGGACAGATACGGCTCGCCTTGCAAGGCTCTCCAGTTCTGGAAATCCCACTACTGGTACTGATGTTCCTAGTGCCGTTCCACTAGGACAAAGGGCGGTTGAGCAGAGAAACCTCCAGTTCTCAGCTCCCGCCCTTATTTATTGTGGTATGTTCTGAGCGTTGGCAACCCGCCGACAGACGAAATACAACTTCATATTGAACGGTCTAAATTGTGAGGCCACAACTAGACCAACTAAACCCCTGAACCGTAATAAAAACGCTCAGGGGTTTTTTAATGTAAGGTATCCCCATGACAACAATCGCGGCTATCCAATACGAAGATCGCGTAGTCATAGGCGCAGATAGCCAAGTCACCGCCGTTCGCAAATACTCACATCCCAAAATGGCAAAGATCACCGAGCGCGGTCAGTATCTCATCGCTGGCGCTGGATTAAGTTCGGCTTGCGATATAGCTCAACACATTTGGACTCCACCAACTCCTACGGCGGCAGACAAGAAAGACCTTTACCACTTTATGATTGCCAAGGTAGTTCCATCTCTAAAGCAATGCTTCAAAGATAACGATTTTAAGTTAGAGGATGATAAAGATGAAGAAACCAGATTCGCTTTCCTCATTGCCGTTTGTGGTGAGGTGTTTGATTTGGCTGACGATTTTGCCGTTAGCCTTGACGATAGCGGTCATTACAGTATTGGATCGGGTTCTAGCCTTGCTCTTGGCGCGTTGGCACATGGCGCAACTCTTGAAGAGGCGCTCGAAGTAGCCGCTAAGAAAGACCCATATACCTCAGCGCCGTTTTATTTTTACGAGCAGGTCAAGCGTGGATAAGAAGATTGCTGAGACCGTACTAGCTCGCGCCAAAGGTTACTGCGAGGCGTGTGGCTTGCCCGGCGATGACTTTGCTTTACATCATAGAAAACTCAAGTCGCGTGGGGGCAAGGATGAAGTTGCCAACCTGATCGCGGTACATCATAAGTGCCACAATCTTGGCACAAAGAGTATTCACCTCAACCCAACATTGGCTACGGTGAAAGGCTGGATGGTTCCCTCATGGGCTGATCCAGTTGAATACCCTTTACATCTACACGATGCAGAGGTAGTAGTGTTAGACAACGAAGGCAATTACAATAAATTGGAGGCTTAACATGGCAACAATCACAGTTAGCGGCAATGTAGGTTCGGATGTAGATATTAAATTCTACGATGGAAAGAACGGCTCATTTGGTGTCGCTCGATTCTCTCTTGCCTATACCCCGCGCGAGAAAGATAAGGCAGGAAATTGGGCAGATGGGATCACTACTTGGTTCTCTGTATCGGTTGTTGGTAAGCAAGCAGAACTCATTGCCGATTCAATCGCAAAAGGTCAGCGTGTTCAGGTTACTGGGGCATTTAAGCAGTCCAGTTACACCGCCAAAGACGGAACGCAAAAGCAAGGATTAGAGATTAAGGCCGATAGCGTTACGCTCGAACTTGTAGGCGCTAAGAAGTCAAAGCCAGCAGTAAGTGATGAGCCTGAATGGGCTAACACATGGAACTAATTGACTCTAAAACTGTCTGCGAGATTCTAGGTATCACTACCAACAATCTCCACCAACTTCGATACCGCAAGCAGTTAGTGTGGGTAGAGAAGAAGGGCAAGCAGGTTTTCTACAACCGCGCCGATGTTGAAACGCTAAAGGCCAAACGCTCAAAGTGAAATGCGCCAACTGCCGCCGTCAATCTGAAAAGCCAGTCTGCGATTCGTGCTGGCATTTCGCGGTAGAGCAGTTGCGTGTATTTCCTGCGCGCTATCACGAATTAGAGGATGAGCTATTCCCCAGTAGCGGAGCAACCGGCGAGCGGGTATCGGGGTCTAAGACTCCACCGCTTCCTGTCAGGTTGGAAACATTGCACTTGCGTACTGGAGGGATTAGTCAGCCGTTAATGAAACACGAATCTGCCATAAGAACGCTTCGCCAAGAAACCCGTATTACCTTTCGGGGCGGCGAGGATAAGCGCATTACCCTAACCTGCGAGTACCACCTCAAGCACTCTAGTTGGACTTATGACGAGTACGGCGATATTGCTAAGTTGGCAACGGAGATCATCAGTATCAGCAATCAAATCAACTACACCCTAGGGCATAAATCCGAGGATATTGTGATCGGCTCTTGCCCTACGATTGACGAAGCCGGGAAGCCTTGCAACGCCAAACTCAAGGTCAATCCTCAAATGAAAACTCTAGAGGTAACCTGTAGGGTCTGTGGAACTGTATGGGATTCAACGCGTTGGAGATTGCTAGGGAAGATGATTGATGCCTAGGATTAACGCCATACAAGCCTCGATTCTTTACAAGGTCACAACCCGCACCGTATATCGCTGGATCGAGCAAGAGCAGATCAAATCCTATGATGGTTGGTACGAGTTAGATGACTTACAGGATGCTTACGAGAAGTTACCCCACCGTCAACGGATTTGACTTTATCCCTTATGTCACTTATTCTCTCTATAATTGGTAGGCGTGTAACTAGGATAGGAATATGGTAACCGCCGAAGCCACTCTTGCTGAAATAGATGAAGCTCTTTCCCACCTACGGGAACGCTTACAGGATCGCTACGGCAATCGCCTGACCTATCAGCAGAGGCAGTTATATCTTTCAAGCGTAGATGATCTACTTGATGCAAGACTTTCACTAACGGGAGGCAACCGTGAAGATTTCCATAACAGAGCTATCTCTAGACCCTAGAAACGCTCGAAAGCACTCTCAACGCAACCTTGAGGCTATTGCCGCTTCCTTAGAGAAGTTCGGTCAGCGCAAACCTATCGTTGTTCATCGTGGCGTTATTCTCGCCGGGAATGGAACGCTAGAAGCCGCCAAGACCCTAGGCTGGACAGA